AGAGCATCAGATAACGAACAAGCACTATAGAGAAGAGAAGAAACTTGTTGCTGGATTCACTACATCATCCCGAACCAGACCACTCATCATTTCTAAGTTAGATGAATACGTTAGAGACAAAGACGTTGTTGTTAGGTCTTCTAGAACCATAGGTGAAATGTGGACGTTCATTTGGAAAGGTTCACGACCAGAAGCTATGCATGGGTATAATGATGACTTAGTAATGGCCCTTGCTATATCTCTATGGATAAGAGATACTGCGTTGAAGTTGAGACAGGAGGGTATTGAGTTAACGAAGATGGCAATTGATTTGATTGATACGAGTAAGAAGAAGTATGAAGGAGTCTATACGGCACAAGCGCCACAGAAGAATTCATACGAAATGATAATTAATGGTAATAAAGAGGATCTTACGTGGCTACTGTAAAAGGTCTTGGGGTAGATATTTATAGTTAGGCAATTGTTACGTATAGACCATAAAGAGAGGAAGTATGGCAAAAGATAGCATATTCAGTAGATTGAAGAGACTCTTTTCATCTAGCGTTATTGTTCGAAACGTCGGTGGAAGAAAGCTCAAAGTCATAGATACATCGTCTAGGCAAATGTATGCCCAGCGTGGAGCTCGCGATAGGTATTCTAGAATTCACACTAAGGTTCCATATGGGACAAGTCGTGGTGATAGGTTTGCATATCATGCGGTAAGGGTTGAATTGTTTAGGGACTATGATGCTATGGACGCTGATCCAATTATTGCATCTGCGTTGGATATCTATTCGGAGGAAAGTACGACAAAGAATGAGTATGGTGATATTTTAACGATTAAATCTAAGAACAAGGAAGTGAAGGATGTACTAGAAAATCTATTCTATGACATATTGAATATTGACTTTAATCTTTGGCCGTGGATTCGTAACTTATGTAAGTATGGAGACTTCTTTTTGTATCTAGACATTCACGAAGAATTTGGTATTGTAAACGTCGTACCCATCTCAGTGTATTTTGTGGAAAGGATTGAAGGAGACGAAGAGACGAAGAACCCACATAAGGTTACATTCAAGTTGGATGATACGTTCAACATGTATTCTAAGAGAGACGCAGACTTTGAGAATTATGAGGTGGCCCACTTTAGATTGTTGGCTGATTCTAATTTCTTACCGTATGGTAAGGCAATGATTGAAAATGCCAGGCGCGTTTGGAAACAGTTGATGTTGATGGAAGATGCTATGATGATTCATAGAATCACACGGGCCCCAGAGAAGCGTATTTTTAAAATTGATATTGGTAATATCCCACCGAATGAAGTAGATGCTTTTATGGAAAGAACGACGGCAAAGATGAAGAGAGCTGTTTTGATTGATCCACAGACGGGTGAATACAATCTCAAGTTCAATCTTCAGAATATGCTTGAAGACTTCTATCTTCCTGTACGTGGCAGTGATAGTGGAACTGCTATTGATACAACGCCAGGTTTGTCATATGAAGCTATAGATGATATTGAGTACTTGAGGAACAAGTTATTTGCTGCTCTCAAGGTACCAAAGGCTTTCCTTGGATATGAAGAGGGTATTGAAGGTAAGGCAACGTTAGCAGCAGAAGACGTTAGGTTTGCTAGAACGATTGAACGAATTCAGAGGATTGTTGTTAGTGAGTTAACAAAGATTGCTGTAGTACATTTGTATGTACAGGGATTTTCTGACGAAGATTTGGTATCGTTTGATTTAGAACTAACCAATCCGTCTACCATTCTTGAGCAAGAAAAAATCAATCTATGGGCTGAGAAGATGAATCTTGCCAATACAATGAAAGAGTCTAGGATTATATCTACAGATTGGATTTATGAGAACATCTTAAACTTTACTACAGATCAACTTGCAAGGATCAGATCGCAGGTTATTAAAGATTTAAAGAGAGATTACAGGCATGAACAGATCGTTAGTGAAGGCAATGATCCTGCTGAATCTGGTGAGCATGTTGAAAGTGATAACAAGGGCAATGGTATAGATAAAGACCATCCTAATTTGAAGTTGGGCGGCAGGCCGGACGAGCCAGGGAACCGTGACCAAGATAAGAATGCGTTTGGCAGAGATCCGCTGGGTAAGAAGACCAATAGCGGAAAAACGGCCGGTACTGCTGATCGAAAAATAAAGCCAGAGTATAAGGGTGGAAGTCCATTGTCGTTCGAATCTCAGGCAGAAAAGATGGTCATGAAGCTTGGTATACCGAAAGAGAAAAGAGGTAGTGCAGAGAATAGAACGTTGCTATCGGAAGTGATTGAGGAGGAAGATCACGAATAAGATTAATGAATCTATGGATTTAGGTTTTTGCTTGATATTTATATTTGTGAAATTGTCCATTGAGGCAACAGAACTGGAGCAATGAATGAGAAGGCTTAAACATAGCAAGTATAAGAATACAGGATTCCTTTTTGAGCTGTTGGTGAGACAGGTTACATCGGATATTGTTGGTAATAAGAAATCAGTGGCGGAGGGTATATTGAAAAAGTACTTTTCACCTAAGGCCGATCTTGGAAAGGAATTGAAGCTATATCAAATGCTTTTGAGTGAAAAGTATAATTCGGAAGTTAAGGGTACGAGTTTTATTGAGGCTGTTCTAGCTTCACATTCTAAGCTATCACGAAAAGTATTGAGAGAGCAAAAGTATAATCTCGTTAAAGACATAAAGGATAATTATCCAATTAACGATTTTTTGCGGGCACCGATTAGTGACTACAAGATTTTAGCGTCTATCTATAAGTTGTTTGAGAATAATCATATGGATGCCGACTTTGATCCGTCTGATTTACATAGGTGCAGAGAAACATTACTTGAACATGTAACGGGGCCAAAGAAGGAAAGTAAAAAGGCCAAGGATATGAAGGTATTGTCAGAATACAAAGATCAAGAAAAGGAACTTCAACTTCTATCCTACAAAATTTTGGTGGACAAGTTTAATGAAAAGTATGGATCAAAGCTATGTTCACGGCAAAAGAACCTACTTAAAGAGTACATACATAATATATCTAATGACAATTCATTGAGAGAGTATGTTAGGAAGGAAGTACCGTGGATCAAGAAGCAGTTGAGAGAATTGGTTGCTGGTATAGATGATGAAGTAACGAAGATCAAGCTATCAGAGATCCAATCTCAGATGAGTAGAATCAAGAACAGCAAGAGTGTCAGAGAGAAGCACATTACGGCACTGCTGTTGGCATATGAACTAATACAAGAAATTCGTCGTGTGACAGACGTTCACGCCGAAAAGTGTAAAAATGGATAGTGTATACATAAGAAATTGTCCGAAATGTGGCAAAGAAATTGCCTATTCAGAAAAGTATAGTATGAATTATGCAGAGAGCGAAGAAAGATTTTGTCGTGATTTTATAGAACTTAGAGAGGCCAATGTACAATGACGGAATTTAAGCAGGAAGCAAAGCTACGGGCTGTAATTAGAGAGATCATTCGGGAAGTATTAGATGAAATTCCAGAGGAAGATTTGGAGGAAATGAACACTACGGGAGCTGTAGACGGCTTTAATACTCCTGGCGCATTTTCTAGAAAGGTTTCGGCCAAGGGTAAGAAGAAGAAGGGTACACATGGCAGTTATGTAACACATGAGGGTGGGCATAAACAGCCAGAGGTACTTGGGTATACGTTGGTTGAGGGTAAAAAGAAAGGGCCATCGAACCGCTGGTTGGAATTGAAGAACGACGATTCATTGAATCCAGTACAGAAGATCGGCGTCGGCATTCGTGAAGTTAATACGCAGCTCAAAGAAGTTGAGAATTTCATTCGTTGGTATAAAAGACTTCAAGTAGAGAATGATTTACCTTCTGATAAACATTGGAAGAGAACACAAAACCACGTTAGAAAGATGAAGGAACGAATCATAAACATAGCGAAAGACATACAGGAGATTGCGTAATGAGTGAGGCGAAGTTGAGGAAGGTAATCCGCCAAATGGTGAAAGAGGAGTTATTGAGAGAAGCAATGACTCCTTTCCAGAAGAAGGTTAAGGCCTTGTTTGATAAGAAAGGCGGCAAAGTATCTGATACAGATAGTGGACTCAGGTCGCTTATTAAGAAAAACTCTAGTGAGTGGCAACAGATGATTGATAAATCTTTTGTTGGAAAGAAGCCTGGCGAGAAGGTTTGGCATTGGGTGTAAGAGAAAACATTGGAGTAGAATATGACTAGACAATTGTTGGTGGAATATCTGCCCTTCAACATAGCTCCTGATTTTATTATGGAGAGTATGAAGAAGAACAATGGTAGGTTAGTCGTGAAGGGCCCATTACAAAGGGCAGACGCGGAGAACCAGAATAAAAGGGTATATCCTAGACCAATACTCATGCGTGAAGCAAAGAAGTACATGAGTGTGGTTAAAGAGAAGAGAGCTTTAGGAGAATTGGACCATCCTGAAAGCTCTGTTGTTAATTTGAAGAATGTTTCTCATAATGTAGTTGATATGTGGTGGGAAGGTGATGATTTGGTTGGCAAAGTAGAAGTTCTTTCTACTCCAAGTGGTAATATATTGAAAGAACTTTTCAAGAATGGTATTAAGCTTGGTATATCTTCTAGAGGACTAGGTTCTGTCAGGCCAGTTAATGAAGAAGAGGGCCCCGAAGGAACGGTTGAAGTACAAGATGATTTTGAATTGGTGGCATTTGATTTTGTATCTAATCCGTCTACGCAAGGCGCATTTCTTAGCCCTATGACAGAGGGCATCATAACGGAAGAAGAAGTTTTGGTTTGTGGTAAGTGGTGTAAGACACAGGACATTATGCGTGAGATTATAATGGAGATT